GTAGATTGAACTACGCAGATGACCCGTTTTTACTGGAACAAGATGGCGGTTGAAATAGGATATGACTTTGAAGGTGTAGAAGAGTTTAAACTCGCTATTCAGCAGTTTGACAGCGGCATGCCGCAGTATGTGCAGCGGCAGTTGACAACATGGGCTGAAGATGTTAAGGCTCTTGCCACGCAACTTGTTCCAGTAAAAACGGGTCATCTGCGTAGTTCAATCTACGCCAAGATTCAACAGTGGGCTGCTGAGATTGGTGCAGAAGCCACTTACGCTTTGTTTGTTGAGCTTGGCACACGGTTTATGCAGGCGAGACCCTATCTTTTTCCAGCTGTTCAGGAGCATTTACCGAGGCTTGAACAGATAATTTGCGAAGCTATTGACATGGCAAAGGCGGAGGCTGGTTTAGAGTGAGCTTTCGTGAAGTAGCCATCACGATTAGGGCAGTGAATCGTGCAAGCAGCGAATTTGGCCGCGTTCAAAGTGATGCTGAAGCATTAAGCGTGCGAATTAAAAGTTTAGGCTCAGCTGTTGCTGGTTTGGGCGCTACTGGAGTGGCTGTTGGCTATTTGGCGCGTCAATTTGGCTTATTGAATGATGAGCAAGCTCGTGCCTTCAACAATGCTATGATGGTTGTCAGCGTTATGGGCATGTTCATGCGCACTGGCTGGGGCGTAGCCCTAGCTCAGAAAGTTTACGCAGCAGCCTGCTGGATTGCTACTGCAGCTCAAAACGCCTTGAACATTTCTTACGCCACATGGCTCGCCCTAACTGGCGTCGGAATCGCGGTTATTGTTGCAGCTGCAGCAGCCATGTGGTATTTCGCTTCGCAAATGAATGCTGCAACAAGTGCTGTTCAAGGGTTCAATGAAGCAGTTTCTGAAATGCCTGAACATAGTCGCAGCATTCACAGAGCTGGAGAAGAAGAACTTTACAGGCGAGGTGTGGAAGATTGAGCGTTGGCATTCCAAAAATGGCTGTAGTGTTTAGTTCAGTAACGCCACCTCAAGGTGATATCATTGACTGTCGTGTGCATTTGGGCTGCACAAACGAGGTTAGCAGTTTTGACTTGCTATTGCAAAATTGGGATAAAAAGTATAGTCTAGGCGGGTCTTACCCTATTAATGTTGGCATGGATGGAAGCATAAGCATAGGCAGAGGCACAAATGTTCCGCAGATTATAACATGCCGTGTTGAAAGCGTCAAATGCGAATCCACGCCTACCGAGAATTACATAAGGGTTAGCGGGCGGTGTTTGGGAGAGAAGCTTTTCCGCAAAGTTGTAACAAAAACCTATGAGAACAAGAAGGGCGAGGAAATTGTCAAAGACCTGCTTGATTATTATGTTGGTTTAAGCCACAATCGAGGCGGAACAGAGCTGGTTGAGGACACATCCACAACTTACACGAAGCTTGAGTATGAAAACACACCTGTCTTTGACATTCTAAAATACATTGCAGCTTCTGCTGACAAGCAAGGTGTTATAGGTTTTGATTTTCGCATAGCCCCAGACGCTAAATTCGAGTTTTTCCCACGCTTAAGCAAAACATCACCCGTAAGCCTTAATGAACTTATTGAAACAAGCGAATATCAAAAAGATATTAGCCGTGTAAGAAACAAGGTAACAGTTTACGGTGTTGCTGATAAAAGTGCACCTTTAGATAAGGATGCTTGGACAGAAAGCCTAACGCCTTCAGATGGCGTATGGAGCGTTGAGCAAGCTGAAAACACTATAAGCCTTGATTCTGAAAGTAAGGTTAAAGGTTCATACAGCATAAAAACAGTCACTGGAACAGCAGAAATGGCAATTTCAGCTTTCACGTTAAACAGTGGGAAAGAAGTTAATGCCAATCTTTATCCACTTTTGAGCTTTTACATAGCTTTGGCGCAATACTGTATCACAAGTATTCGAATAACACTATATGACATTGCTGGGAAAACCGCTTACAGGGATGAGGATGTTGCTAATGACGAAAAATGGTATAAAATTGACTTGAAAGTAGGGTCAGTTAATGCCTTAGAATGGGTTAATGTGCAATCGGGCTTTGACTGGTCTCAAATTAAAAAGATAAGATTTATGGGCACTTATTCTGGCGGTGAACAGAATACCCGTGCCATGTGGATTGACGCATTATACTTTGGCGGACGCAGATACAGCAGCACACAAGAAGACACTGGAAGCCAAAATGCATATGGTTTACGTGAACTTGTTGAAGTCAACGAGGAACTTTACAGCGACAACGAATGCATGTTACATGCCAAGGCTTTACTCGTCAACCTGAAAGACCCTGCAGAATATCTAACAATAAAAAGCACAGTTATAGACTACGGCAATACACCTTTACTTGCTGGAGACAAAATCCATGTTGCATTGCCAAATGAGAATGTAGATGCGGATTTCCGCATTTTAAGCGTCGAATATCATGTGGACGCTAAAACGCAAACGCTGGAATTAACCATGGAGCTTGGACGCGAAACGCCGCTTCTTGCTGATTATCTCTACACTTTGCGCAGAAAAACAAGCCACTTAAGTAGGTACAAGATTGCGAGAGTGATACAATGAGCGAAACTGTTTCTTATGGGCGCTATGAGGAAGCGTTCAAGGCAATTCACAGTGCTCTGTGCGACCTTATGGCTCCACAAACTGGAAAAAGAATCACAAAATTAGAATTCACATGGAATACAGATGGCACACTAGCAACCTTAAAAGCATCAGAAAACACAACTACGCTTTTTACACTTACTTTCTATTGGAATGCAGATGGCACTTTAAAGGAGGTTAGCCGCACTGATGCCTGACAAAGCCCTAGTCATCCGCGATGACCAAGAGAAATTCAAAGACATAGGCGACGTCTTGGCGATAGCCCGTTCCGAAGGTAAAAGACTTTTCAAAACCAGAGAAAATGTTTCTGTTGTGCGATTATTTTTTGATGTTGAGGTTGGTTGGATAGCGGTTGTACGCTTTCCTTCAGCAGTTGCTTGTTGTTCAAACACGCTGGTTGTAAGCGAGGGAGAAAAATTGGAAAATGAAAAATAATGTTACAAAACAGAAACCCGCCATAATAGTCGGAATGCAGAGACGTGTAGAAGTCTGGCGCAACAATACGCTAATCGATGCGGATGAAAAATTCATTGACTTCAGCGATTTAGTGGTTGACGCTGGCTTAAACGCTTTATGCGGACAAGCCTTTGATGGTAGTGGTAGCAGACCAGCAGTTTTCAATTACGTTGCTATTGGAACAGATGGCACAACACCAGCAAATACGCAGACTGCTTTAGGTGCAGAAGTGATGCGTGTTCAAGGCACATACAGCAAAGATGCAAACGTTGGCGAGTGCAGTATGGACGCCACATTCAACATCACAGCCACTTACGCATTGCAAGAATGCGGCTTATTTAATGTTTCAAGCAATGGCACAATGTATTGCAGAGACATTTACAACACGAAAAACGTTCAAAACGGCGACACAGTCAAAGTTTACTATACACCCAAGTTTCAGCGGCCTGCTTAGAAACTATCTATGATGGCGGTTGAAAAATGACACAGATTTTTAGTGATGGATTTGAAAGTGGCGACTTCAGCCAGTGGACGGCAACTGAAAACTCTACAGGTGAAACCACAACTGTTGTAACCACAGACCCTCATCATGGCTCGTATCATATGAAGGCAAGTTGCAACGGAAGCAGCGCAGGCGAGTATGCACGGGCTTATAGGGCAATCACGTCATCGAGCGTTGTTTATGCAAGGGCATATTTTAAATTTAAAACGGCTTTTCCCGCAAGCACTAAAGAATTTGGGTTCCTCGAATTAATGAACAGCAGTGCTGCATGGATTTTTTATGCGGATGTTTATAATGACGCTGGGACAGTAAAGTGGCGAATGCATGTTTACGAAAGCGGTGTGGGTGTTACTTATACTGCTACGACAGGACCATCATTGGACACTTGGTATTGCGTTGAGTTATATGGCAAAGTTTCTGCAACAGCAGGTGAGGCTAAACTATACATTGATGGCACAGAAATCTTGAGCACAAGCGGAAAGGACACGGATAACCGTGGCAATATAGGTCGCGTTTATGTTGGAGAAGTTTATTCAAATGGTCAAACAGTCCATGACATTTATGTTGAC